GATTGGCAAGGGATTATTTTTCTGTTGTTCAGAACCTGCTTCCTTTATCAACCGCAATATTTCTAAGCGAATTTCTTTATCATTAAGATGATTATTATCATTTGGCATTTAACATCTCTCTTAATGTGTAAACTTGTTGTACTACCTTATCATGATCTGGATGGTTTCTATTCCAGTATGGACCATTCTTATCATTAGATAATGCAGAAATTTCAGACTCAATATCTTTAACTGTATCTACATTTTCACTTTCAGTACCAAGAATTTTATCTTCAGACATCATACTTGCAATCTTTGCGAAACCTTTTATAATTTCTGGATGATCACCTATTCTTGTTCCATCTTGTAATTGCATATCTAAAACTTCTGAATCAATATTTGCTTTTGCTAATGCACCAGCTTGTTTAACTTTACCATCAAAGTCTCTACCCCACTCTTGTCTTAACTGTTGTTCGGATTGAGATTGAGCAGTTTCAGTATCTATAGCAGACTGTTGAGCTGTTCCTTCCATAGAATTTTTATAAAACTCTAAGATACCTTGAGCTTGTTTGTTATTTAAACCAAGTTGATGAGCATTTTCTGCAAAAGATTTAATTGCACCTTCATCTAAATTAACAACTTCTGAATTTATATCTAAAGCATATTTATCAGCAGACTCTGGTCTACCCAGTTTAGCATAAACTTCACTCCATTGATCATCTGTAGAATTATTATTTGGTATAACAATTTTATCTTGACCAATCATTTTAGTTGCATTGATATAACTTTTTGCTAATGCATCTATCTCAGTAAATTTTTCTATATTAGGATCTACTCTATACTCTTCACTAATAGAATCTTTCCAAGATGATGTTGATGATATTGTTGATGGTGCTGTTTCAGTTGTTGGTTGTGCTGTTTCTGTAGTCGTTGTTTCTACAGGCACAGTTTCCTGTGTTATCTGTTCGCTTGACATATTTATTTTCCTTTATCCTTTCGTAGCATTGATTTAATAAATAGAACGACACTACGCTGTCCTTCCATATATGCACTCTCATGGCTATCCCCTTTTACGTTAGTGGTAGAATGATAATGACATCTTTTTTCAAGATCGATTAAGACTTCTTTGCCTTCGTCTGTATTGAATATGTATTCGTAATTTTTTTTTAATCCTTGGATTAATTGTTCTAATTGTTTATTTGCTTCCATACTATTCCACTTCAGCATTTGCTACAGCTCTTGCTTCGTCTGGCAATGCTTTTGCTAGTGGTGCTACATCTCCTGCGGCTTGTGCAACTTGTTGCATCTGTGCCATCTGTTGTTGTTGTTCAGCTTGTGCTGCTTGTTCTTGTCTTTCTGCGTTTACTTGGTTTTGTGATTTTAATAATTTTTGTGGCATACCTACAATTTCTGCTAAGTGTTTAACAAGGTTATCAAAATTAACATAATCAAATACTGGTGCTACGTTTGCAAGTGAACCTAATATTTCTATTCCTCTCATAATAGATTGTAGCTCTGAAGATTTTTGTGCTTTAGCTAATGGAGACACATATTCTATTTCTATATCTTTACCAGATAAAAACTCTGGTGCTTGTGGTAGCATATTGTTTCTAAGTAATATTGCAAACACTCTATCAATTAATGGTTTTAATAATTCTGATTGTAGTCTACCTAATACTGGACCAAGTAATCTCATCTTCTCTTCGTTTCTTTGGATAACTTCTGTTGCTGTCATTTGTGGACCTTGTTGCATCATAAGTTGATTGACATAGAACACAGCTCTGATTGAGTCTCTTCTTTGTTCTTCCATGTTTAATCCTAATGGATTGTTTGCACCAATGTTTAATGGTTCAATTCTATCTCTTGTACCACTTCTATAAAAATTTAATCCACCTGGCACAGTTCTAACAGGTAATAAGAATCCATCATCTGGAACTAATAGTGGTGGGTCAACTTGTTTTTGTGCAGCTTTAATTGTAGTCTTAGACATTTCATTTAGCATCTTAACGTCTGGCAAAGCTGTCATTGCTGGAGATCTACCATAGATTTCATTTGATGCTTTTAAGTATCTTGGTACTACAAAAGGAAATTCTTTAAATCCAGATATAGATAATTCATTTCCATTTTTATATTCTAAGTAAACAGATTCAAATGGCATATTAGCTTTATCTTTTTTCTTAGGATTAAAATCTGATCTAGGATAAACTGCGTGTAGTATTTCTACTTCTTGATAAGGATCTTTTCTAAAAACACCTTGAATGTCTGATGAAACATTATCACCAAACTTTTGTATAACAGCTCTAGCTGAAAGTTTAAATTTTCTAAAGATTGTATCTATTCTACCTTTGTCATTCTCTGCAATAAATACTTCATTAATATGTCTTGTTGAAAATTTAACTAAATCTTCATCATCTTCTTCGATAAACATTGCAGCAGTTCCAAAAGTAATTAGGTCATGATACAATTCAAATATTTCTTGTTGGAAGTTTGATCTGTTAAATGCTGTGTACATTGCTTCTGTTGCAGACTCTAACCAGATTTTTGCTTCATCCTCATTCTCAACATTTTCTTCTTTAAATCTTAAAGTAAACCAAGGTGTTGCAGGGTTAGTCAACATACCATGTAATGATGCTGCTAATAATTCTACTGCTTGTATTGGAGAAGAATCAAAAATTCTTTCGTTTCTTTTATCACCTCTTGCTCTAGTTTTAGTTATGTCAGCTTTTCTTGGTTGCATATAATCTGCAACTTCTTGCCAATGCGTTTCCCAGTTTTGTCTTTGACTTTCAAGTTTATCATATCTTGATAATAAACTTTTACTTAAATCTGTTCTAGCCATTATGATCCTAATAGACTTCTTCTACCTAATATAAGATTGTCATCTTTTTTTACACCTTGAGCAGAAGTTAATGTCATCATTGATCTTCCTCTTGCTTTTGCTTTTCTTTTTCTAGTATAAATATCATCTTCTTTTTTAGGTTCGGCAACTGTAGCTGTATCTGTTGCAGCACTTTGTGAAACTTCAGCTTCTGTAGGTGCTGTATTTACTTTTGGTATTGATGCTACTTTAACTGTTGGTGTATTATTATTTCCACCACCTTGTTTTGGTGTTGGGTTTCCATAAGCATCTGTTGATCCAGCTAATCTACTTTTCATATAAGAAGAATAACTATCAAAAGTATCTTCATAGCCACCTCTATTTTTGCTTGTTAAAACTTTTTCCCTAAAAAATTTTGTATTTTTTTCTAACAACTTTTGTCTTGCAGGTTGCAAAGCATTTAAAACTGTTGAACCAGGAACTCCTATTGGAACTTTTGCTACTTTAGCATTACTAAGATTTGATTTTCCTACTGAATCATCATATTCTTTTTTAGATGTTTTAAATGTACTTTTTTTAGGTTGTGTAGTATAATTTGTACTTCTAGCTTTTTCTCTTGCATCATCTTTTTTTGCAAATGTTGTTTTAGGTATAGGTGTTTGGTTTTTTTGTTTTGTTTTTTGTTCTTCTCTAATTTTTGCTTGTCTAGCTTCTTTATCTCTTACAGCTTTATCTTTTGCTGCTTTATTTTTTGCCATTTGATTTGGAGAACCTCCTCCTCCTCCTCCTGTACTTGCTGATCCTGCACTCATATTATTCTCCGAATGTTAATGATGAAGTTGTTTCTGATTTTGTTTCAGATTTAACTTCTGATTTGTTAATTTCTTTTTCAAAAGTTTTATCTTCAACTAATACTAAAACTTCTTTTTCAACTTTTGCCTTTGGCTTTTTTTTAAAAATTTTTTTAATTTTATCTAACATATTATTTACCTAACAAAGTTCTTAATTTTGATTCTTCATCTTCTTGTACACCAAGTGGAGTAGTAAGAATAGTAGATTTTCTACCTCTTCTTCTTCTCTCAACTGCTGCCTGTTCTTTTGCAATTTCCTCTTTTTCCTCTGGCGTAACTTCTGCTGGAGGTGGCTCTGGTGCTGGTTGCACTGGCGGTAGCGGTGGTGCTTTTGGTTTAAAAATAGATCCCATAATTATATAATCCTGTAACTATTATCTGCTATACTTTGTGGAGCAGTTTGTCTAGTATTAATTTCTTGTAGTCCAACAGCAAGGTAACGCATAGCATCACAGGCGTGTGAACTCCAATCGTGTACAGGCTTTGATCTAAACATTCTATTTTTATCAATATACTTCCTGTGGTAATGTCTTAACGCATCTATTAACTTTTTGCAACGATCTGTATCAATCCAGCATCTAGGCAAGGTCATTGTGGTAGCGTGTATGCCATCCTCTAGTGGAATTTTTGGAACTACTTTAAACCTAATTCCTAATTGGTAGGCGACCTCTCTCCTGGTCTTACCATTACCAAAATCGGTAACTTCAATATCGTGTGGTGCAAAGTGATCTTTGTAGACGTACTCCTTTTCTTTAATAAGCTGAACATAGTAAGGTAAACCTTGACCTCTCTCTTCATGATAATCAATAATGCTTATGCTTCTGCCAAGCTGCTGGTAAAATATAATAGCACTATGGTCGGAGACCCCAAGATCCCATGCGGTAGATACTGGTAGTGAAGGATCGTAGGGAACTCTAGATAATTGTTTTTGATCATCTAGTTTACCTATTACATCTCCATATACTGCACCTTCTATGTTTGCTATCCAATCACACTCAAACTCTTGTAGGAATTTTTTATCTCCCATAACTTCTTTTGCCTTGACTAACTCATCCTCATCTACAATCTTAGTATCTGATGCTTTAGCTTTATAATTAAACCAATCTTCTTTACCTTGTGCGTGTTGGTATAACTCATAGAAGTTATTGTTCATTCCCATTGGTGTGCCAATAAACACACAGTAACCTTTTCTATCTGATAATGCTGGTCTAATAATTTCTGGGAATAGCTTACTGTTGACGTTTGCATATTCATCAATCACACATCCGTCAAGGTAGATCCCTCTTAATCCATCTGGAGATTCTGAGCCTAGCAAAGTAATACGAGAACCATTTGGCAAATCTACTCTTAGTTCTGTTTCGTTAAACTTGGTGTGGGGTATTTTGGCGGTGAACTGTTTCATGTAATCCCATGCGATAGACTTAGCTTGTTTGAAGGTGGGTGCAATGTAGGCAAATCTTGGGTTCTTGAGTTTGGACAGTAATGCTGACCTAATTAGATGATTAATCATACATACTGTCTTTCCAAACCTTCTGTGACAAACTAGCACATTCCATCTATGTTTATCTATTTGTTTATGTAAGTGAGCTTGGTGCTTCCTAGGCGTGTAGGGAATCTTAATATCCATATCTAGTGAATTGAATTACTGTGATTATATCCATCAAAAGGTGTGTACTCAAATCCTAGCTTCATCATAATGTAAGATGTAAATAACTCGGCAGACTCATTGTTAGGCATACCAAAGAATTTAATTACAACATTGTTGGATTTCTCTTCTATAAAGCAAACACAATCTAGATCATCTGATGAAAAATAGTTCATATACCACATATAGTTTATTTTGAGTTTATTAAAAGTAAAAGGTGTGGGTGTGTATAAAGGTGTCTGTGTCTAAAGGTGTCCTGAAGTTCGGTGTATATATATATAATAAAGGCGTGGCGTTTCCAGGGGGTATAGGGGGTCAAGATTTTAGAAAAAAGCAATCTAGATGTAAAATATTACTAACGATAATAGAAAGATAGCACTAGTAATAACATTTTTTTCTTATAACTCTTTATTATCGGAAGAATATATAGGTCAATACTATTGCCGTTTGTTATATCGCATAAAAAAATTTGATGGCTTGATGAATTAGAATAGGAACTTTTAAACCCTCTATAGTTTTAACTCTTAATCTTTTAACTCTAATCTTTTAACTCTAATACTTTTATAACTTCATAACTACATTAGAATTATTCTT